AAGCTCCTGCTGCGGATTCTTCGCCGCGCCACTAGAAGCCGATCTGCGGCCCGATCCCGTTCCGGCCTGTGGTGGTAGCCCACCGTCCGAGATCGTCGAAGGCGCGGGCTGCTGGGCGGCTTTACGGGCACGCTTGAGCGCCCGCTTGATCGCCGACCTCCGCCGCGTGCTTGATGCCTTGGCGCACGCGACGCAGCTTGAGTTCGCGGTATAGCGCTGGCACGTCCCGCAGGTGCGGCACGCCTTGGCGCTCTCGTAGATCGTCAGGCCAGCTTCTGCGGCCTGGAGTTGGGTCATCGGCATGCCCAAGCCATAACCCAAACGCAAGCACGACGCAACCGCGCGCTGGAAAAGATCGAGGCCGGCGGCAGCTACGCCGCGCGGTTCGCCTGGGCTGGAGGTGACAGGCGCCCGCCGCATCCCTCGACGCGGCCTCGGGTGTGCTAAGAAGCCACCCTCGCCGCGACGAGGCTCGCCACGATGCATGCGACGACGACCAGCGTCAGCATGACCGCAGGATCGCTCTCGCGCGGCGGTGGTGGTGTGCGGCCGTCGCTCATCAGCTGGTCAGAGCTGCCGGGCGTTGGGAGGGCGTTCGATGACGGCCGCACGCCGGCAGTCTGCCGCACGCCCGCGACGTTGCAAGGCTACTCCGGCAGGTCGGCCGTCCAACTCAAGCGAACCGTGCGCCCGCTCCAGCCGTCGCCGTAGACACTCGTGCCGACTAGCGAGACCGAGGTCACGATGATCATCGGCGACGCGCTGCGCCAGCCGCGGAACGCCGTCTGCACCGCCGTCGCCTTCGCCAGCACGGCGGCGTCGCCGCTCGCGCGCGGCGCGTAGATGCTGACGAGCACCTGGCCACTCCAGCGGTAGCGATCGGGATCGGTCACGACCGTGGCGCTGTCGACCGTCGTCACGACGCGCGCCCAGACCGACGCGAAGTCCGGCACGGGGCTGTTGTCGATGACGACCGGCGTCGAGTCGCCCAGCGCGTCGATGACGCCTTGGCGCAGCTCCTCAAGCACGTCCTGCGTCGTCGTCACAGCGCCGCCAGCACCGCCGCAAGGATGCGGCCGATGGTTCTGATCCAGGCGTCCTGAACGGCCTGGCTGACGCGCTGCCGATGCAGAAGCGCGCGGTTCTGCGCCTCCGACTTCAGCGCCGCAAGCAGCGGCTGCACGTTCTCGCCGCGCGCGATGCGCAGCGGGATCATCGCCGCGTCCTCGGCCATCGCCATGAGCTGCGCGCGCGTGACCGGGTTGTCGACCTCCTTCTCGAGCTGCCCGAGCAGGACGTGCAGCTCGTCGCGCACGATGCTCTCCAGCTGGTTCGGCTCGGCCATCACTTCACCCCAGTGCGCTTCGCCGCGTCGATCACGCGCTGACCCCAAGCGTCGAGCGCCCGCAGATGCGTCGCTTTCGCCGCGGCGTCGAGCTGCGCGTCGGCCTCGAGGTACGCGCGCATCTGCGGCGCGAACCACTCGTAGGTGGCCAAGTCAGCCGCCGCCATCTGCGCGTCAGGGCAGGCGCAAGCCGCCAGGAACAGGAACGCCGCCGTCGCGGCCCGCTGGATGTGTCGCGTCATCGTTGTGATGCCATGTCCTTCATCATCTGCTGGAGCATCGCCATGTTGGCCTGGTTGTGCTGCCGCGAGCCCTCGATGATCTTATTCGTCGACTCGGCGAACTCGCGCGTCGCCACGGTCACGGCCTCGCTGAAGTTGCCGCTGACCTCCTTGACCAAGTCGCCGTGCTCCTTGCGCATCTCAGCGATGTTCCGCAGGAAGATCATCACCACGAAGATGACCGCTCCGACAGCACCGCCGCCGATGAGGTCCTTCCAGCTGATCTCGGACTGGTTCACGGCCTGCATTCCGAGCACGCTGCCGTAGCCGGCCAAGGCACAGATGGCGATCTGCACAGTAGTCACTCCACGATCTCCCAGGTGATGACATCGGACAGCGTGAAGGGCAGCGCGTTCGAGGTCTGTAGGTTTGCGTGATCGACGGCCATCTGCTTCAACTCGGCGACGATCTCCGCATGCGTCATGCCAGGAGTTGGCTCGAATCCAACCATGCCATCCTGCACTCCGTCGATAGGCTCGGTCAGATAGTAATCGACGCAGTACTCCAGCGGGCCGTGCTCGCTGTGTATGTGCCGATGCGTGAGCACTATCTTGGCAGCCATCTCAGTAGGCCGTGACCTCGGTCCAGCAGACCGTAACGCCGAACTGCCAGGTGCCCGTCGCCGGCACCGTCGCGCGAATCACGAAGCCTTCGTTCGCTGCGAGGATCAACGGCGACTCACCGCCTGGATCCATGTGGAACAGGTCGAACTGCGGCATCCACTGCGTCGAGGTCGCCGTGCCGATGGCTGCCGAGTACTGACCGATCGCCAGCGAGTCGAGCGTCTTGGTGCCGGCCGTCAGCGCCGCCGTCGAGGCAACACGAGCAGCGCCGACCAGTGTCGTGCCCATCGAGCTGCGCATCTTCTGGTTGCTGCCAGTCGGCGTCAGCGTCGTGCCGCCTGAGCCGTCAGCCGACCAACTGCGCGCGACCAGCATGTCGACCTTCGCAAAGCCAGCGGTGAACGCCGTGGCCGAGCCACTCAAGCCGTCCCACAGGACCGACGTGATCACGCACAAGCGCGTCGCGTCCGTCCACCGGAACTGGAACACCTCGCTGTTGGCGGCAAGGCCGGCAGCCATCGTGCCGCTCAGGCCCGACATGCGGTAGCTGCCAAGAGCACCGTAGTCGATCGGTCGCAACGTCGTGCGGACAGAGCGGTACGTCGTGCCATCAACTTCGGCGACCGTGCCGCCGTTGCCCTGAATCTGAATCGCCATTGGTTAGCTCCATCTCCATGCGACAGACCACGCGCCGTAGAGGCGCGTGCCCTGGCCGCCGATGCTGGGTTGTGAGTCGCCAAGCGCCGCCGCAGCCGTGCTGCGAAACGTGCTCGGCGTGTGCGACGCAAGCCGCTCCGTCAGCTGGCTCGTGTTCTGCGCGTAGATGTCAAAGCTCGTGTTGGCGACGATGTTGCCGCACGTCACGCTGATGGTTTCGACGCGGTGCTCGTCGGCCGTATGGTCAGCCGTAGCCTCGCAGATCAGCCAAGCCTGTACGACGCTGCCGCTGACGATGCCGGTCTGGCCCGTCACCGTGACCATGGCGTCGGACGAACCAGGGAACGCTCCGAAGTCGACCGTCGTCTTGCCCGTGTTTCCGCCGCCGCCGCCACCGCCGCCGGTCGCATCGATGGTGACGGTCTTGAGCGTGTCGTCCGTCGTCAGCGTGATCCCGCTGCCAGCGACAAACTCCAACGAGTCCGAGCTGCCGCTCGCGACGATGGTGTTCTGTCCAGCGACTAGGATGTTGCGGAAGATGTCCTGCGCTGCGCTGACCGTCGTCCCGACCATGGTCAGGCCCGAGCCGACCGTGATCTCTTGCGCTGCTCCTGCGCCGCTGGCGCTGCCGCGGCCGAGCAACTTCGTCGCTGCGTAGTTCGGCACGTCGTTGGTGCGACCAGCGCCGTAGACCAGGATCTCGCCGCTGCTGCCGTTGACGCGCACGACGCGGCCAATGTTCTGCACTAGCTGCGTCGTCGCTGTCGGCCGCGTACCAGTCAGGCCGCCACCGTTGGCGACGTATAGCGTCTGGTTGATGCTGTACGAGCCGGTGTTCTGCTGCCGCAGAACGCCGACGACCATCAGCGTGCCGAAGGCGTTGTGCGCCAGCGTTTGCTCGAGCAAACCGATGGCCGGCATTTTCGCCGAGTTGCCGGCGTCCGCCGCGGCGATCTCGATAGTGCTCGTCGCGCCGACCGTGCCCGTGGCATAGACCGGCGTGCCGGCGTTGATCGTCACGCCGCTGGTGTTCTTGACCGTCAGGTGCACCTCGGGATCGCCCCACAAGCGCATCCCGCCGTCGCTATCGCGCGTGACCTCGACCTCGACCAGACCAGGCGACTGCGAGCCGTGATCTCCGACGTAGTTGAGGTGGTCCTTCTGAAGCACCACCTTCTCGAAGTCTTCGACAACTACCGGCCCCGTACCAGGCGCACCCTGCGGCACGAGCTGGTTGCGTTCGGCTCGCTGCGCGTAGAAGCGAGAGACTTCCTGCTGACGCCGCCTCCGAACCAGTAAGGCCGTCGGTAGACGTGAGTCTACGACGTTGACCTTGAGGACTGGCGGCAGCGCCATCGACTAGATCTCCTCGAACGTGACGCTCGCGTGCCAGTTGCTGGTGCCAGTGGGAGCAGTCGGCACGCGCATGACGAACGCCTCCGCGCTGCCTGGGGCGAAAACGATCTCCTCGCCAGGTGCCGGGACCCAAACGAAGCCCGTCAGATTGTTGAATGCCTCGTCGACCACAGGCGTGAATGCACCGGCCCCCTCGCTAGTGCTCGCAGTGCCCGCTGTCCCTGCTGCGGCACTGGTCCCGCCGGTGATCGACGAAGCTGGATTCGATTCGCTGTGCTCGGCCAGCAGCGGCTGCGTTGCTCCGCCGACGTTCACCGACGTCAGGCCAGTCGCATAGGCGCTCGCCTTGCGGCCGAGCTGCACGCGGACCTGCTCGCTGGTAGCCGTGCCACGCTGCGACAGCGAGCAGCGCACGATCTTGATCGGCGTCGTGGTGTTGGGGCGAATGCAGACGAGCGTCGTCGCGGCCGAGATGGTCACAGCGCCCGTCGAGATGGTGTAGGTGTGGCTCATGGTCAGAACTTGCGAAGGACACTCGGGCCCAGACCGAACTCGCCGATCTGCTGCACGTCGACGGCGATGATCGTCGACGCGCCTGGCGTGTAGCCGTCAGCGGACTGCTCCGATGCCGGGTAGTCAATCCAGCGGTCACGGATCGTGTTCGAGCCGGTCCCGCTGGCCGTGATCGTCTTGATGCGACGCACCTGTGAGCCGGCCGGGTCGTAGATCGTGAACCGGTACGCCTCCAGCGGCTCGTCCATCGGATGCGGCGGCTGCGTGCCCAGCGGCAGCACGGCGCGGCTCCAGTTGTGCGTCACCGTCAGCCGCGCGTCGAACGTTGTCGGGTCGATCGTCTTGGTCAACGTCCGCACCGGCAACGGCAGCGCGTTGCGGCGCGCGGAGACCACGTTGATCTGCTCGACGTCCTCAAGGCCGAGGCCGGCCGGCACGATCTTGTAGGACAGCGCCGTCGGCGTGATGTCGCCGGCAAACTCGCGGAAGTAGGTCTCGCCGTTGAGCAGGACGAACCGCGTGCCGGCTGGCGCCTCGCTGACCGTCAGGCTGTACGGGTTGCCCGTGCCGCGCAGGCCGCGCAGCCAGCCGGACAACGTGAACTGGTTGTCGCCCAGCGCCGTGACCGACGTGAAGGCCGCGATCTCGACCGTGCCGTCGGGCTTGACCAGCGCACACCAGTTTGCGCCGGCGTAGACCTCCTTGGCCGTGCGGCTTGTCATCTGGTTCGCGCCGTAGCTGGTCAGCGTTACCGTACAGCTGCCGGCGTCCGGGCCGAGGCCGGTCATGCCGACGAACTCGGCGACCTGGCCAGAGCCCAGCGCCGTGTCCAGCGTGCCTGTGGTCGCGCGCTTGCCGACCACGTCGATCAGGTCGTAGGTCGTGCCGTCGACCGACTCGTAGATCGCCGCGCCCGACCAGTTGCCGCCGTAGGTGCCGATGGCGATGTGCAGGCCGGGCCGGCTGTTCTGGCCCTGGATGTAGGCCGGGCCGTCGACGATGACGACATCCAGCCCAGCCGGCGCGCTCGGCAGCTGCGGCACCGAGCCGGCGGCCGACTGCACCGGCGAGCCGGCGACGGCGAGGTCGAGGTCCTCGGCGATGGCCGTGATGCCGACGCGGAAGTCGCTGCCGATGTCGCGCTGGATGATGCGCGCGACGTGGTCGACGCCTTCGTCGTCGGTCCAGGTCAGCAGATCGGACTCCAGCAGGTCGATGTACGCCGCCGGCAGCACGAAGCGGTAGGTGCGGCGGTTGACCCATGAGCGCCGCAGGACCGTCGCGGCGAGGTTCGCGGCCTCGCGGCGGGTCATCACGAGCTGCGACAGGTCGAGCTCCTGCTCGTTGGTGTGGTCAACGCCTTCCGGGTTGCGCAGGCCGAAGAACTGGTAGCCCGAGGCGTAGATGTTGTCGGGGTCTTGATGCCGCACGCCTATCTTCGTCGGCAGGTCCTCGACAGCCGCGTCCTCAATACGCCACTTGTCATCGCTCGCTGATTCGCCATCGAGGCGCGTGCCGAAGTCGCTGAACACGGCTCCGTTCTCAATGGCGACCTCGTCGGCGTTCTGGAACTCGTTGAAGACCAGCGTGCCGTCGCGGTCCTGCGTCATGATCTGCCCAGCCAGCAGCAGCGGCTGAAGCGCAGTCACACCAGGAAGCGGACCTCGAATGTAATAGCCAAGGAATGGCCTAACCGTCAGGCCCGTCGCATCGACTGCTCCCTGTGGCAGTCCATAACGCTCGCACAGAATCGTGCGAAACGCCTGCGGCCAGTCCATCGTCCTATCGCAGGCAATCAACGCTTCCATGCTGTACGGAAGCTGGTCTCCGAACAACGTCGCGTAGAAGTCGTCGAAGACCTGGTACGCCAAGCCACGGTACGCCGGCACATTGCCTGCTCCCTCGTCGGCTTCGATCAGTGCGCTTGCCGTCTGCGTCTCGCTGCCCGTATAGAAGAAGTTCTCAGGGTTAAACGTAGGAGCAAACACTCCAGAACTGAAAATGCTTGGCGTTCTGTATGTGAAATATGGAGGGTTCGTTGCGCTAGCAGCTAGAACTTGTATAAAAGAGGTATAGCTACTTTGCGGTGGGTCATACCAGAACCAAGCTAAATTGGCTCCAGCATCAGGAACTAGCAGCTTTACGTCTGCGTTAAACGTTGGCGCAGTCGGCATAACGACGCGCAACCTGTCAGCTGTCGTGAAGATGTTTTTGATCGCCCAATTAGTTCCTGTTGCTTTAAAATAAATTACAGCAGTAGATGCCGGCGAATAAACTGCTGCATCGCGCCTGATGCCTGCCTCACAAAAGACATGATCGTCAACGCGTCGCACAACTGCCGGGTCAAACGGCGTGCCAGCGGTCGCGACGATGCCAGCCACGGTCTGCCCGCTATAAGGTACCAGCTCGATGTAGCTCGGCGTCGTCGTTATCTGCTTAATGCTGTCGACCTTCCAAAAGTCCGTATTGATATCCGTTCCGGATGTTTGCACCCATCCGCGCAACTCGGCAGCATCTCCAACACTAAACACATCGTTAAAGTCCGGATCGAGCGTGCTTGACATCGTCAACCGCACGCGGCCAGAGACTATGCTCAATGTCATCGCCGACGTGGTCACGCCAACGATGTTGCGCGTCTTGAACAGGATGAGCTTTCCGTTACCCGAAAGCTGTGACAGCTCGCGTACTGGACGGTCGTTCAACGCAATGGCCGCGTCGAAGTAGACCTTGCGCAGCTGAACAGCGGTCCCCGCCTTGTTGCTGCCGCTGGTATTCTCACGCTGCTTCGCTTGCTGCCATAGAACGTGCGTTGGCACGCGCACGCGGGCGCCCAAGGCCCAGATGCGTGGAGCTCCGGCCTCGTTGCTGCCGGTCGGAACGTCAACAAGTTTCGGCGGCTCTGCGACCTTCTGACCCTTGCCGCGCAGTGCAGGCATCAGCACGAAGGTGTCGATCAGCGCCGCGGCGATGCCAATGCCGAAGCCGATGTATGGCATGTAGGCTGCCGTCGCAGCCTGGGCAGCCGTTGGTACACCGCCACCTACAGCGGCAAGGTAGCCTTGCTGGGTGAAGATCCCAGATGCCGCGACGCCTTGGTATCCAATGGATGCCATTACTCAAGTCCTCGAATGCGCCACATCGTGACGATGGTGTGCGCAAGCGGCGTCAACTCCACCCGCCGTTGCTTGCCCCAAGCGTGCACGACCATGTGCCTACCGTGCTCGTCGACGCCGACCGGCACGACGACGTGCCGCGCCTGCCGGCCGGCGAGCACCTGGTAGATGTGCGCGGCTTCGCGGTCGTCCGTCGCCGTGCAGTAGCCGCGCAGTCCGGTCGCCAGCTCGTCGCCGCCAGGGAAGATGCCGTAGTCTTGGGTGTCGGACACGTCGAGGCCGATGGCGCGACACGCTGCCCAAGGCACGCCGACACAGTCGAGAGCGCCGCCGATCGTCCGGCCGCGATGGCCGACCTGCGTGCCGACGCAGCGCATCACCGCGGCGATGAAGTCGGCGCGCGGGATCAAGCGTCCTCCGGCGGTTCGACCAGCTGCTGCGCGCTCGGCGCGTAGGGGTCGCCGCCGAAGTTGGCGACGTTGTTGAACTTGTCGCGGCAGGTGCCGATCAGGCCGTCGCAGCCGACGATGATGATCGCGCGATGGCCGGCGACGATGTCGAACGGAGTCGGGGTCAGCAGAACGATCTTTCGATCGCTACTGCGATAGTCAGCAATCGGAAAGACTCGACCGATGTTCGGGCCAGTCGTCCAGAGCACCGTACCGTCTCGAAAGAACTGGTCAGTGTTGGCCGTCATGCTGTTCATCGTGAACTCGTAGCGTCCACGCGCCACCGTGTTGACCGTGTAGCCGCGACCAAGTCGATAGCCGATCGTCTGCGAAGGCAGCGTCGTGAATGACTCCTCGAGCTGAATCGTCGTAGACGTGTTGCTCAGGATCTTTCGGATCTGCCCTGCTCCAGTGTTGATGGTCGGGCTTCCGATATTAGGTCGGAGAAGACAGTAGAACGACTCGCTGGCTGTCGACTGGTATTGGTTGACAATCCATGACTGCGTCGAATCTTGCAGCGAGTCAAATGCGACAGCGGTCGCGTTTCCGTTGTTCGTGGCGTTGAACTCAACCCAATCGCTGATGTCTTTCTTGCAGAAAGGCCCGCCCAGCCTGTACTGGCACTTCGTCGTGAAATAGCCGCCGAAGCGCCCGCCGTTGGGCCTTTGCAGCTGCTGCGCGCGGCCCTCAAGCGTCGCCGTGAACGACGAGCCCGTGCGCGTCATGCGCCGGATCCAGCGCCGATGCCGAGCCAGCACGATGGTCGGGTTGCGCCAGTCGACGATGACCTGCCGCACCTCGGCACCGACGTAGTTCTGCGCGTCGATGTCGCTGGCCGTGATCTGGATGCTGTCGATGGTGCCGCTGGCTTCTTGGTCGCCGGTGCGCAGGGCGCCCTCGCGTCGGTCGGCCGACAGCGCGCCGAAGATGATGGGGCGGTAGGTCTGACCCTCGAACGTGATCGCGCGGTCGTGGTCGGTGACGGCGAGCGTTTCCTTGTCCTTGCGCGTGATGAGCAGCAAGTGCGTTAGGTGCTTGCTGCGCTGGTAGCGCAGGCTGTCCAAGCCGAGGTTGCCGGGTCGAGTCGTCACAGCGTGATCTCCGGACCGAGGATGGTTCCCGTCACCAGCTTAGTCAGAGTGAATCCTGTGCGTGTTCCGATAGCTGCGCCGCTATTGCCGCCAGCTGCTCCGGCCGTCGCTCCTGTCTGACCAGCAGAGCCGTTCTGACCAGGCCCTCCACCTTGCCCTCCCTGTGCAGCGCTGGTGTTGGTCTGGCCACCGTTGCCAGCAATTAGCAGGCTACCAGTCTGACCTGCCGTTGACCCGTCTACTGGGTTTCCGAGGGCAGGGCCACCAACGCCTGCCTGCGCCCCTGCGCCACCTCCTCCGCTGCCGCCAGGAAGATAGACGCCATTGTTCAGCCGACGAGCTGCACCACCGCCGCCACCGCCTCCTCCCTGCACGCGACCGCCGTTCACGAGCACTGTGTTGCAGTAAACCGCCAGAGCGCCTCCGCCATCTGTTCCCGCTGTCATTCCAGTCGCTCCGGCAGTCTGACCAGTGCCGCCAGTTCCGCCGTATCCAGTAATGTATGCGCCGGACTCCAGAGTCAGCAGCAGCGTCGAGCCTGTCGGATAAGCACCCGTGTAGAATGCGTAGTACCCGCCGCCATTGCTTCCCAGCACGACGTTGGCCTTGATCGTGCACTGAATGGCAACGGGGCCTTGGCTGCGGACGTAGCCGTATTGCTGGCCGATGTCTCGATCTAGCACCGTGGTTGTTGTTGAGCTGGCTGTATACTCGACGACAAACGGAATGCGGTCGCCGTTGAGCGCCGTGCCGCTGCTGACGACGAACGGGCCTTGCAGGCTCCACCAATCGACGCCTTGGATCAGGATGCGGATCTCCACGGCCCGATTGACTGCCAGCGTGTAGATTGACGCAGCGCCGAAGCTACGGATCTCGATGGCTTCCGGGCCCTTGTTGATGACCGTGAAGTTCGGCGCTGCGCCTGGCCGGATGTAGGCCGGGTTCGGCAGCGTGAACGTGCAGCCGGCGATCTGCGGACGCACGACGTAGAGCCGGCAAGCGCCCTCTCCGCTGTCCAGCCGGCAGCGGTAGTTGCCAGACGCGATGGTCGCGTCGACCGAGCCGCCTCGCATCTCGTCGATAGCGTTGGCCATGTCAGTAGGCGTACCAAGTCACAGTGCTACCGGAGCGCGCTAGCGCTATCCGGTAGGTGTTGCCTGCGCTCATCGTGGCAACCGACGTGCCAGCATCGTCGCGAAGCGTGATGTTCTGCGTCGAAGTCGGGTCGATGAAGATCGTGAACATCGCCGGACCGCTTCCAGCATAGGTCGGAATCGGCAGGAACATGGATAGGCTGGCCGTCGTCGTGCCAACGATGTGGAACGCGCCGTCGTTGAACGCCATGCGGACGCTCGACGTGATCGTGCCCCAGATCTTGCTTCCACCGGGCTGCCAGCGCTCCGGGTACTCGACTTCGTTGAGCACCTCCTGCACGTCGAGAGACGGCAGGCTCCAGACGTTGAAGGCGTCGGCCTGGAGTCGCGTCCATTGGTCCACGTCGGACGTGAACCGCACCGGCACGTCGAACTCGCAGCCGGCGGTCACGATGACGCCGTTAGCAGGCGGGCTGCTGAACTGAATGACGCCGGTGCTGCTGACCGTGTAGGCCGTCGTCAGGATGCCGTCGAGCGCCACGACGGTCGTGTTCGTGCGCGGCAGCGTGATCGTGCGGATGTACTCGTTCTGGCCGGTGATCTCGTAGCGCTTCAGCAGCTGGAAGTTGGACAGGCTACCCGTTCCCGTGCCGATCAACTGGTCGAGCATCGTCGGCGCGGTCTCGCCATCGGCGTTCGTCGTGTAGTCGGACCAGTCCTTGATGCGGAAGCTGTGCAGCGCGCCGCGCCGTGCCAGCGCAAACGCCTTGAGCACTTTCGCCTCTCCGGCGTTGCGCAGCTCGCTGCGCAGCGACAGCCGATGCACCGCCTGCGCCTGCCGGCTGACGCGGAACTCGTGGCCGCTCGCCGTCTGCTGGATGATCGTCTGGAAGCCAGCGCCGGCCGTGCTGCCGTACTGGAAGGCGTCGGGGAGCGTCTCGTTGTGGAAGGCCATAGTGCTACGGGGACACGCCGACGTTCTGGCCCGTCTGGCGCGGGGTCATACCGCTGACAGCGCCGCGCAGGATGCCTGCGCCGACGTCGGCCAGGCTCTGCCGCGCGATGCTGGCGACAATGCTGGAGAACGCCTGCCGCAGCGTGGTGGTCTTCATCAGCACGTCGGCAAACGCGCCGCCGAGCTGCCCGCCGATATTGGCCGCATAATCGGCAGCGCGTTGCATGTTCTCGGCGACTTCCTTGGCTGCCTCTGCCGACTTGCGGTCTGCCTCGGCTTGGATCCGAGCGGTTTCCATCGCCGACTGCTGCAACGCGCCTCCCTCGGGGCCGGCAGCGCCGAACTCGTAGACGCCTGTGCCGCTCATGTCGGTGATGTTCATCTGCGGCACCGTGCGCCCTTGTCCTGCGAGCGTCTGGTAGCGCATGCGCAGCACGTCCTGCGTTTGCTGCGGCGTCAGCTGCACGTTTGGCAACCCCTGAACGAATTGCATCTGGCCCGACGGCGCAGCATAAGGACCGCTAGCGGCTACGTTGTAGCTAGGCACCTCATAGCCACCAGTTCGCAAGTATTGACGCGCCGCCGCTTGCTGCTGTGCGTTGCCTTGTGCAGCCAAGTAGCGCGCCACGTCTGCACCTCCGCCTAAGCCACCGGGCCCGAACTGCGTCAGATTGAACGACTCGCCGGCCAGCGAGCGCTCCATCGCTTGCGAGATGACATCGGCTTGCCCTTGGCCCGTCACTTGTAGGCCAAGTGCTGCGCGCGTTCGATTGCTCATGCGCGCCTTCTCCATCGCCGCCGCGAGCTCGTTAAAGCTGTTAGCGGCTTGCTTGGTATTGCTTGAGAAGACCGACATTAGGCTGCCGACGGTTCCCAAAACCGTTGCGATGGTCAGCAACGGGTTGGCTCGCACAATGGCGCCTAGCGTCGCAAAGATGCTGCCCGTCTTACCAACAGTCTCTCCCAGCTCGCGGAAGTCTTGGATCGTCTTGCCGATCTCCAGCAGCGCCCGCGACGATCCGAACGCAGCCGCTGCGATATTCAGCTCGCCGAACGCCTTAGCCGTCTGGGCGATGCCGCCGGCGACCTGGATGCTGCCGCCGGTAGCCTGGAACGCCGCACGCATCGACGCTCCGGCGTTGGCGACCGTTTTTCCCGTCTGGGCCGCGGCTTGGCCTGTCTTCTCAACCGCCGCCGTAGTCCGTTCCGCCGCCTTGCTGACGCCGTCCAGCGCCTGCGTCGCCTCCTGCGCGCCGCGCTGCATCGGTCGTGCGTCGACTGCCAGTTCCAGGGTTGCCATCAGTCCGCTCCTCGTTGATCAGCGCCACATAGGCGCGGTCCATGGCCTTCAGCAAACGACACCACCGCCGGCGCTCCTCGCCGTGCAGCTCGTGGTCCTCGCACCATCGGGATAGCTCGCGCCAGCTCAAGCCCTCGCCGTGCGACACGGCGCGGCCGTCCATCAGCTGCGTCCATCCCAGGTAGACCGGCACGAGGTCGGCGTCGAGCTGCGGCTCGGGCTCCTCGTCCTTCTGCAACGCCTCGGGAAGCTCTCGGCCCTTGCGCCGCAGCCAGTCGCGCAGGCCGTCCCTGGCCTTCTTGTCGCGCTCTGGTCTGCGTCCGAGGTGCCATCGCAGGGCCTGGATCAGTTTCCCGCGGCGCGGGCTTCCTCGTCGGCCAGCAGCGCCGCGCGGTCGCGGGCCGTGACCAAAATGAAGTCCAGCAAGTTTGCCCAGGTCGGGTCGGCCAGCATCCGCTCGCCGACGGCGACCGACCAGACGAGCGGCTGGCCCTGCACCGTGATGTTCTGCGCGCCCGCCCAAAGGGCCTGGGAGACCGCCTGGGCGAGGATCTGCCGCTCGTCGGC